AAAGAACAAATGGCAATGATATTTCAAATAGCAAATATAGTTGATAGTACTCAGACACATAAGATGACTGGGTGCGGGAGATGTTATGAGTCAGCGAAGAGAGCGATAATGCGCGAAAACCCAACATTATTCATATGAACTACGTATACGAAATAACAAACACAGATAATCAAGTAATCTATGTAGGAGAAACTAAAGATCCTGATAGAAGAAGAAGCGAACATAGAAGAAACAGATTCAAAGGAATAGAAATAGAACTTACAGTAGTCAAAGAATTCAATACTAAAAGAGAAGCATTCAACTACCAATGTGAGTTACAAAAACAATATGGATTAGTTACTGATTTAGAGTTATGTACAGCAGGTGGTAAAGCAAATAAAGGTGTCAAAAAGAAATGTACTAAAAAGATGTCAGAAGCTCGAACAGGAGTTCCAATGGCTGAAACTGCTAGAAGAAAACTTTGCGCAACTACAAAAGAACAAGATAGAATAATAATTATCGATAGACAAAATGGTATGTCAATGCAAAAGATTGCTGATAAACATGGAGTTTCTAGAGGTATAATAAGAAGAGTACTAAGATGAACAAATACTACATCATAGGTAATACCCTATACGAACAAGAACCAACTCCAGAAGATTTACACTGGGGTCTCTCTAAAGAAGCAATGTATACTGTAACTAGTACTTCTATTCAAGGAGCGGAAGAGTTCCTTAGAATGCTACAGAGAGCTAGACTGGCTAATCCAGAACTAAAATAGACTAGAGTATATCTTATACTAATAAACTATAAAATAACTATAACAATATGCCATTCGAAAAGAACGACGATAGAATCAACAGAGCAGGTAGACCTGTTGGAAGTAAGAACAAAATAACAGAAGAGATTAGAGAAGCATTCCAAATGGTCTTAGAAAACAAGTTGCCTGATCTTGAGAGATGGTTACAACAAACAGCGCAAGACGATCCTGCAAAGGCAATAGATCTCTTACTCAAATTATCTAATAGGTTCCTTCCAGAATTATCAAGACAAGAGCTAACAGCGGCCGATGGAGAAGACTTATTCAAGTCACTGAAGTTCAACTTCAATACTCCACCAAAAGAAGATGATAGTAAATAGTCCAGAACTACATAGCGGTCAAGCAAGAGTAGTCGGATTACTTGAAGGTCCTGCGAAGTACATTACAGTAGTTGCACCAAGGCAAACTGGGAAAACCTTTATGTCTATGCAAGCGCTTCTGTATTGGGCAATCAATAATCATGGATGTCTCATAATGTTCGCAAGTCCAACCTACTCTCAAGCAAGAAAGGTAATGGAAGATCTACATGATGCGATAGCAGAATCAGGTATAGTCAAACAATATAACAAATCAGACTTTACTATATCATTCAAGAACGGATCCAAGATAATGTTCAAATCAACTGAGAGAGTAGATAATCTTAGAGGGTATACTGCAGACTATATGGTAATAGACGAAGCTGCGTACCATGCAGAAGATGCTTGGGGATCTGTACTAAAACCTATCATGTTAGTTCGTGGTAAAAAAGTTTTATTTATATCAACTCCTCGTGGTAACAACTTCTTCAAAAAACTATATGACCAAGGAATAGATCCCGAACAACCAGATTATGCGAGTTGTAGAATGCACTATACGGAGAATCCTCATCTAGATATAAGAGAACTCGAAGAAGCTCGTAGAAGTTTACCATCTCATATATTCCAAGCAGAGTATGAAGGTTCATTTACAGAAAGTGGACAGACAGTATTCGCAGATACCAAACCTAACCAGTTCTCACAGTACCCACTACCACAAGGTAAAGTATATTGCGGAATAGATTTAGGTCGCGCGAACGATTTCTCGGTAGCAACATTTATCGATGGTGAAGGTAACATAGTAGACATATACAGACAGAACCTACAAGACTGGTCTCAGATGATACAAGAGATGTTAGTCAAAATCAAGAAGTGGAATGCAACAGTAATGGTGGAAACGAATTCAATTGGAGATGTTGTATTCGAAATGCTAAAGAAGCAGTGGTCTGATACACACCCCTTTGTTACTTCAAGTAAATCAAAGAATGATATGATAGAAGGTCTTGCAGTAGATCTAAACAATGTGGCCATTCGAATACCTAATGCAGAACTCTTTGCGCCGCTCCAATTTGAGTTAGGTATATATGAGTATGATTACTCACCTAAGACTAGATCAATTCGTTACAACGCGCCTGCGAGTTTTCATGATGATTGTGTAATGTCTTTAGCAATAGCGAACCATAATAGAAAACAAAACAAAACATTAGGAACCTACAATTATCTAAGAAGAGCGAACGGCTCATGGTCTTAGATAATTCATAACAACTTACAAGTATATCTTATTACGGATGAAACTAGAATTTACAATCTTAGACAAAACATACAGTGTACCAAAGCATATCACACTGGAATGCTTTGAGAAGGCAATTGTCTGGAATATAGAAGACCTCAACAATCTGAAGCCATTTGTTGCTACGATTATGGAATGTCCTCTTAGTTCTATCAACCAACTAGACGAGGAGGTACTTGCGTTCATCACAGGTGTTTGTTTACAAAGGTTTCAATTGATCAATCAACCAGTAAATTTGAGTGTCTTAGAATGGACCCTAATAGATTTTGAAGATATGACCTTTAGTCAATTCGTAGACTTAGATACTTTCGTTTCAAAGGGAGTCCCAAGCAACGTAATCAATATCTCAAAGATCTTATACAATTGTAACACTGAAGACATCAAAGAAGTTTCGATTGAAACAGTATGGGGAGCCATAGTTGAATACACTAAATGGAGAGAACAGTGCTATAAAGAATATGATGAGTTCTTTGAATTAGAACAAAACAAGAAAGGACCTCAACCAGATAAAGATGAGGACTACGAACCTAATATACAACTAATGTGGTGGGAGGCTATCATGGCTCTTGCTAATGAGGATTTCCTAAAGATACACCAAGTAGTCGAAAGACCTTGGAGAGAAGCACTCAACTATCTGACATGGAAGAAAGCCCAAGTACAGAAAGAAAAACTACAAAACCTAAAGCAAAAGAATGACTTACAAAGACGTACTAAGTGATCTAACTAATTTATTAGATAGACACAAGATGATTCAAACATGGGGTTACGGAAACCTCTCAGACCTTGTTACTCCTTTCAAGAAGGAAGACAAAACAGGTAATGCTACGACTGTATATGATATTGATTATCCATATGCATTCTTACAACCTCTACAACACAATCTATCAAAAGGTAAAGTTGCATATAACTTCAATCTAATAATGATGGAGCAATGTGTGAATGACTCACAGGCCGTGATAAATGCCCAGTCAGATTGCCAACAATATATTCAAGATGTACTTGCAGAGATCTATTACAACTACGATCAGAAATATGACTTTACTCTAAATAGTTCGCTAACTCCTTTCAAAGAGAAGTATGATGATACTGTAAGTGGTATGACTGCTAATATTCAAATAGAAATACCAATGATCCTCAATGACTGTATTGCACCATTTGCACCAAAGTTTCAAACTGAATACATTTATGTTGGTGAAAAAGACCCACAGATATTAGGTGAAGAGGCTGGTGAAGACACTGTTATTGCAGCACGTGACTACTATATAAACCCAGATAGTCAATGGGCTATCAATAGATTTGTGCCTACTGCAACCAGAGCTTACAGAATAGAAGTTAGCGGATTTGTTAGAATAGTAGATGGTAGCACAGGCACCACAGTGCCAAGCGAACCAGTTATTGAAACTGTTATTGGTTCTTCAACAACCTATACAACTGCAACAGAGACAACTGGTTGGCCAACTGCAATAGATCAAACAGAATATAGATATTTTACTAGTAGTTGGGATGCTATTACTATAGAGACTACTGACCTAATCAATTTTATTGCACTCTTTGACAAACCAGAGGTAACAAAGGATGTTGAACTAAAAGAGGTACAAATCAAATTCTTTATACAGTAATGGCACTAACACCAGAACAAATAGAAGCAGCAATAGCAGATCTTGGTCAAGACTTACCACAAACAATGGGAGTAGTTATACAAGCCGCTGCTGATCAAGCAATTGAAGACATGAAGAATAGGATGAACTTCCAAAACAATTCTTCAGATGGAGTTAGAGCTTCAGTCTCCTCTACACTTGATGAGTCTACTATGACTTTAGGTATTACAATGCCAGCACATGGTTACTTTCAAAACTTTGGAGTAGAAGGAGTAAAAGATAAAGGAACTACTCAGATGGGAATAGATGAACTAACAGCAGAAGCATTCGAAAGCTCACCAGATAGTACATTCAAATTCGGTACTGGAAACTATGATAATGGAGGAAAACCATGGGGAGCCTATTACAGTGGCTTCTCCGCACAAGACTTTATGCAATTAGAATTATTCGTAGACCAAGTGGTAGACTACGTAAATCAAAACTTAGAACTATAATATGATTACACTAAACCAACAACCAACTCAGTACAATGTAGCAGTGAGTCCAAATGTATACACACTAGGTGGTATTACAGCAAACGAAGACTCATATGCCTTACAAGTAGAAGGGTATAACGATGTACTAGACCAATTCGTAGTACTAGCAACTATTCAGCAACCAGCAAATCCAGCAGGAGTTGGTCAATTCGATATCTCTAAGATCTTACAGGCTCAGATGGCAATTGGATGGGTAGAAGATACTGGAGTAACTGGAGAAATAGCAGCACCAACACCAGGAGAAACACTAACCTATAAAGTTTCATATGGATCTGTTGCAGATAATCTAATTACTTTCGATGGTGTTAGTGCAAATAAAATAGTAATCAATGGTTACGATGATTGGAGATCTATAAATTGGCCAGGACAAACTAATCATATACCTACACCACTCGGTATATTATGTGAGACCAATACTGAAATCAACGCGAGATACTTAGTACAGAAACAATATCTAACTAACTATCCTGGTTCAATTCCAATTAGATCAAATACACAACACACTCTAAGTTTCTTCAATAGAATAGGTAACTATCAAGATGGTACAGCGTGGGGTAATTCGGAGCAACCTTATGCAGTTAGAATCAAGTTCTATGATATCAATAACAATCTTATTACGACAGCAATCAGAGCCATCTCAGAAGCTACAGGATTAGGACCACGTATAGACTTCAATAGTAATTTACCTCTAAGTTATTTTGATAAACAAATTGTTGGAACTGTAGGTGCAGGACCTCAGAATCTAATGGACAATGGTCTTTGGCCAACTAGCGTAAGTGCAGTATGGAATCTAGTAGTACAAACTTGGGGTAACAACTCACAGATTTGGAACCTTGCAACTAGTACAGCAGTAGTAGATCATTATGAATTAGATATCATGTCAGTTGATATGTGTTACTGGGGAGACAATGGAGCACCAATAAATCCAGGAGCAGCAACATTAGAACCTTATTTAGGAGATGTAATATACTCAAAGAAATTTCAAGTAGCAGACCCTTGTACTGGTTATGATCCTATCACAGTCTCTTTTGTAAATCAATATGGAGTCAAAGACTATTATACATTTGATAGAAGAAACACACTAAACCAAACTGTAAAGAGAAACGATTACGATCAAGTCTTAGGAAGTTGGTCAGCAAGTCAATTTGCAATTGATCCACATGGTAGAGGTCGTAGAACATTCTCAACAGAGATACAGACTAAGATGACTATGGCAAGTTACTGGATGGAAGACGATGAATCTAAATGGTTAGAAGAGTTATTCACTAGTCCAAGTGTTCAAGTCAACTACGATGGTGTATGGCATCCTGCTGTAATTACATCTAGAGGTTATACACAGAAAACTAACTCAAGAGACGGGTTATTCCAACACACATTAGAAGTAGAATTTGCAAATACTAAAAAAGTTCAAAGAGGATAATAAATGAATGTACAATTATACGCATACGAGAATGGAACCAGATATGAACTCGATTTATATCCTGAGCAACCAATCAAGATTACACTCAGTGCAGAAGAGATCACAGATCCTACACAAGTAAACTCTACATTTAGTAGACAGTTTAGAATACCTGCAACTAATAACAATAGTAAGTACTTTAGATATTGGTATACTAGTGGAGTCTTAGACTTTGATGTTACTCAGAAGATAACTGCAGATATTTATGTAGATGGTATTAGATACACGACAGGTCAACTAAGACTAATTGGTGCTTACCAAAACGATACAGAAGATAGAATAGATTTTGAAGTAGTATTCTTAGGAGAGACTAAAACCTTTTCAAGTCAAGTAGGAGATCTATACATGAGCTCTATTGATGCTATTGATTTAGCACATGTTCTTACACTACAATATCTAGAAGAGTCATGGACTGACCCGTGGAATGCTACTGAGACATACTCTCTCAACCAAGAAGTTTGGTACCAAGATTACATGTTTGCATCTACTCAAAGTGGAAATACTGGTAATGTACCAAGTATTGGAAGTGCTTTTTGGACTCAACAACAAGGAGGACCAAGAACTAATCCAGAATTCTTACGTTATGTGTTAGCAAGTCGTGGTGGAAACTATGATGACAATGGAGTCTTATTAGCAGTTCCAGGTAATGATGAACCATCAGAGACTGCAGTAGATACAAGTGCTGGAGTTGGTTTTCCAGAAACACATGGTAATGCATTTACTAAAGTAGCACACCCACTATTCCTTACACAGTTTACACCTATCGTGCAAGTAAAATATCTAGTTGATAAAATATTTGAGAGTACTGATTATAGTTACACAGATGACTCTGAGTTCAACGAGGAATGGTTCAAAGACTTATACGTAGATGGTATTGCAACAGGATTTCCATTTACTCCATCAGGAGATGGTCTATTCAATGCAACTAAAGGAGTTGCATATGATATACCTAACTTTACACCTATTGTTTTTCCTACTGTCAATCAAAATAATGCGAATGCATATAGTTCCGTTACAGGAACTTATACTATACCAGTTGATGGAGTTTATACATTTGGTGTAGAACTAACAGGAAGACAATCGAGTACCAGTCAGAGTGATGATCCTTATGTAGAATTAGGTATTTATAGAGATGGTTCTGTAATTGCCAGTGATACTCAACTGGGTGTCGAAGGCCAAACAAACTTCTTTGATTTTCTTCCAGGTGATGTAACTTATACAGGTAACTTTTTCGCAGGTCAAGAAATAACAGTAATACTAAACTCGTTCTATGGAGACTCAGATCTTTTTGGACTCGATAATCAATTCTATGCAACACTTACACCATCTCAAATTACTGTAAACGATATGTTGAAGACTGACCTAAAACAAATCGATTTCTTTAGATCTATTCTAACTAAATTTAGAATGGTAATGGTACCAACAATAGAGAATGCTAATATATTTACAATCAAACCTTGGCAAGATTATATAGGAAGTGGAGATGAATTCGATTGGACTTACAAATTAGATCACAATAAAGATATTAGAATGCAACCCTTATTCTACGATCAAAAGTCTGATATTACTTTCACAGATCAAGAGGATGTAGATGTTACTAACAAATACCAACAAGATACTTTTGGTGCTGTCTATGGACGTAGACTATTTGTAAGTGGTAATGAGTTACTTTCAGATACTAGAGAAATAGAAACAGAATTTGCTCCTACACCTGTAAGTCAAATAGAAGGACTAAAGGACATAGACACTCAGTTTATTATACCAAGATTCTATGAGAATGGAGATGAACTCAGTGATCATGGACACGTACAACATATACCTATTACTCCAGTTCAAAGACTCTTATTCTGGAATGGTTTACAACCTACAACGACTAATGTTGGAACTACTCCTTCAGGTCAAAACCAACAAGTAAGATGGTACTATACAGATGGAAATACTGTAAAGAATTCTAGTCAATTTCCATTACTAAGTGGTACAGATTATCGATATCCACGTTGTTCATACCTAACAGAGATTCCAACAACTAATACTACTTTCAATCTAAACTGGAAAACACAATTTAGTTACTTTTCTTATATAGATCCTGTAACTGAAAACGTAGAAGATAGCGGTCAATTAGGAGAATCAGTTTATGATAGGTATTGGAAACAATATATTGCAAATCAATATAGTCCAAATGCTAGAAAGATGACAGCATACTTCAATCTAACCTCAGAAGATCTAAGGACACTTACCTTTGACGATGTTATATTTATCAAAGATGATTATTGGAGGATCCAGAAGGTCTACGATGCACCTCTAGGTGAGGTTGCTACAGTAAAGGTAGAACTAATAAAATTACTTTCAAATACTTCAGGTAATCCAGCACCACCAGCACCAGGACTTTATGAATATAACGTACAATTCTGTAATGGCCAAGGCCAAGCATGGCTAACTAGTCCTAATGCAATCCTGCAAGGAACTATAATGAGAGGAAATGTTGAAGATGAACTAACAGGACAGATAACACTTGAATGTGTAATTGTAGGACAAGAACAAGCAAGACCACAAGGTGGAGACTTAGGAGTACTAATTGATGGTACTACATATGCAACATGCGAAGACTGTGCATAATTCATAACAACCTAAAAGTATATCTTATACTGTAAAACAATATTACCATATGTCTGATATAGAAATCAAAGTAAAAATAGACGGTATTGAGTACACTCAAGATCAGTTGAAGGACTTAGCAAAAGGTGCTAAGAAAGCCGCTTCTGAAATTGATGATGTAAAGAAAGAGACCAAAGATGCTGCTAAGGAGCAAGGTTTCTTTAGTAAGAAAATCGATGAAGTCAAAGAAAAGTTCAGTGGACTAAAAGCAGGATTTGGAGATCTAAAGAAAGGCTACAAGACACTACAAAATGGACTTACAGGTATGGCAAAAGGCTTTGGTCTTTCTAGTAAAGCCGCTAAAATCTTTGGTACTACCACTAGTGCTGCAATCGCAGCTACTGGGATTGGCCTGATTGTACCCTTAGTTCTCGCATTAGTAAACTACTTCTCAAATCTTGAAGCAGGAGCCAAAATCTTGAAAAAGACAATGGCTGCTCTTGGTGCTATTATTTCAAATGTCGGTACCGCATTGAAGCTACTTCTTTCAGGTGATATTGCAGGAGCTTTCAATACTATGAAGGATGCTGTGGTAGAAGCAACTGAAGCAGTTGATAGTCAATTTGAAGCAGAGAAGAAACTAGCACAACTTAGAAATAAGACTATTATTGAGAATGCTAAACTGAATGCAACTATTGAAGAGAATAAGAAAGTCTTAGAAGATACAACACTCTCTCTAGATGAACGTCTTGCTGCCTTAGATGGAGTTACAGCAGCTACTAAGAAATTAGCAGAGAATCAAGTAGCAGAAACTAAACTAGCCTTACAGAGCGCCGAAGCACAACTAATACTTACAAACAATTATGAAGAACGTAGAGAGAAACAATTAGAGATTGCAGAATTACAAGCAAGTCTGATTGATCAACAAACTACGTTAGCCAATGTAGAGTATGATGCTAATAAAGTAGCAAGAGAAATTAGAACTCAAGCTGCTGAAGAATACAAAGCACAGATCGAAGAAAGGATGGCAATGGAACAAACTGTTGCAGATGCTCTTAGAGATCTAAATGTAAATGGTATTGCAGATGAAGAAGCCAAAGCGATGGCAGTACTTCAAATACAACAAGAAACACAGAGACAAGTCTTAGTAGATAATAAAGCAACTAAAGCACAGTTATTAGAAGCAGACAAATTATACGAAGATCAGAAGATAGCATTAGAACAATCTTATAGAGATAAAGAAGCAGAAGCTAAAGCGATGCAAGACGAGAAAGATGCCGCGGACCTACTTGCAAAACAAGAGAGACTGAAAGCAATCTTAGACCAGGCATATTTCGAGTCGATAGAGAATGAATTTCAAAGAGCACAAGAAGAACTACTACGCCAAGAAGAACAGGCAATGGCAGAACTTGAATTACTTGGAGCTACTGAATTAGAAAAACAAAAGATTAGAGATGGTTACGCTAAGAAACGTGGTAAACTCGCAAAAGAAGAAGCAAGCTATAATAAGAAACTTGCTCAAGATGTTACTGATAACGATTTAGAATTAGCAACTTCTGCATTTAGTGCAATTGCTAGTTTAGTCGGACAAGAAAGTGCTGCTGGAAAAGCCGCGGCAGTTGCGGCAGCCACGATTTCCACATATTTAGGAGCTCAAAAAGCATATACATCTCAAATGACTCTAACACCAGATTCTCCTATTAGAGCGGCCCTGGCTGCAGGAGTTGCAATCGCTACGGGTGTTGCAAACATTAGAGCTATTGTAGCAACCCCAACACCTGGAGGTGGAGGTGGTGGTGGAGGAGCAGGTGGAGGATTACCTTCTGCTGGAAGTATACCAACATTTACTGGAAATACTGGAAGTTTAGGTTTAGGAGAAGGACCTAGTGTAGGAGATTCAGATGCTATTGGAGACTTATCAACAACAAACTCACAAGGACAACCTTCAACACAACCAATACTAAAAGCCTATGTAGTTGCAACTGAAATGACTGATGCTCAAGAAGCTAATGCAAGAGTTGAGAACATAGCAAAATTGTAATAATATATAACAATATGGAAGATAACATCAAAAAGATAGTAGAACTAGAAATAGATCTAGATAATTTAGAACTCGAAGAAATGGGAGTTCAAGTAGTAAGTTTCGTAGAGGAACCTGCTATTGAAGTAGACTTTATGGCATTCGCCGCTGAACAATTTGTCAAACCAATTGGTGACGAAGATCATAATCCATTTATGAGTCGCTGTATTGGTGTATTAGTAGGCGAAGAGGGTTACGAAGCTGATCAAGCCGCTGCTATTTGCCATACATATTGGGAAGAGAAACACGGTCCTACTGAAATGAACACAGACTACTTTGATTTAGATGAAGCATGTTGGGCTGGTTATGAACCTATTGGCATGAAAGATAAGAATGGTCGTCAAGTTCCAAACTGTGTACCTATTCAAAATAGCAAAGAAGAGTTTGCATCATACAATGACTATCCAGAATCTGCAAAGTCGGCTGCTAAAAGAGCATTAGAATGGAGAGACTCTCATCCTGAACAATCTTGTGGAACAAGAGTAGGTTGGGCAAGAGCAAATCAACTTGCAAAAGGTGAGATGATAAGCGAAGAAACTATCGCTCGTATGGCTTCATTTGCAAGACATTTACAATATAAAGATGTGCCATATTCTGAAGGATGTGGTGGTCTAATGGTTGACGCATGGGGCGGACAAGCAGGTATTGAATGGGCACAATCAAAATTAGATCGTATTCGTGAAGAATCAGATGCAGATGTTAGCCAATTGGAACCTTATGTGGACTATGGTGATGAGATCAAGAAGAAAGATTTCAGTAAAGAAGAATACACAAAAGAACAAGAGATCATATTAGCGTGGGCTCAGGAACACGGAGAACAAATAACTGAAGACTTTACTTATATAGATCCTTCACAAGAAGAATTCAATACAATTGAGAATATTTCTAAAGCAATTACAGGTTTAGATATACTTGGTAAGATGGGAATTAGAAAAGATGAACCTGCTCAGATCAGATACAGATACACAGGCCCTAGAGGCGGTGACTCACGTAGTTTCTGTAGAGCTATGTTATCTCTCAATAAGGTTTATGCAGAAGGAGATATGCGAGGTCTTAGAGGACGTCTAAGTGCTATCAATCCTGATATGGGACCTGGAGGAAGAGATTCCTATAATGTTTTCGCATATAAAGGAGGCGTAAATTGCCGCCACTGGTGGTCTCAAGTTGCTCTCTACAAACCAGAAGGAAGTAGAAGAGTACTAATGATTGAAGAAGGTCCAGCACAAGGAGATGCAGGTAAATCTAATAATAGTAATACACCAAGTCCTGCAGGTTCAGTTTCAAATAACGCATCACTTAGATTCTCATTTGCTATACAAGATGAAGATAAAAGAATAGTAGCAGGGCCTCTGATGACTCCTAATAAAATGATACTCAGAAGAGACGGTAGCGGAGAACCTTACTATGTGTTCTTTTCAAAGGATACTATTAGAAGAATACAAGAAAGATTCAATAGAGCAGGTTTCCAGAACGTCACAGACATCGACCACGATGGCCAAATCAAAACTGATAATATCTTATTAGAACAATGGTTAGTCGAGTCTAGAGTGCATGACAAGTCACGATTCTACGGTTTCAATGACTTACCAATTGGAAGTTGGTTTGGAGTTTACAAAGTAAATAATGATGAAACCTGGGAAGATATAAAAGCAGGTAAGATCAAAGGATTTTCAATCGCTGGAGATTTCATAAATAAAGCACAACCCGTTGAGACTGATGAAACAGTCTTAGACAAAATAATAAATGTACTAAAAGACATAAACTAAACTAATGATACAAGAAACAAAAGATACAGCAGCAAACGTAATAACAGTCTTCGGAACTGGCAGCGTAGTGATGGGATGGAACGAAGGACTAACTTTCACTCTATTAGTAACAGGTATAATCTTCAATATAGTACGAATTATTGAGATAAAACGTAGAAAACAAGGAAAATCCTAAAACATGGAAAAAACATGGAAAGGTAAAAAGGCACTTGGTTCTACCCAATCAAACCTTTTATATACTTTTTCCTTCTTTCCTTATTTTTCTAAATAATAAAGGGTTCTATACTAATAGTAGTATACTTGCAATATAGGTATATTTTATAGAAGGGTTTTTGGCTAAACAAGGAAAGAAACATGGAAAGTGGTATAGACTCACTACAAACAAAAAAGGACCTACATTTCTGCAGGTCCTTCTTCAATCAAAACAAAACAAAAAATTATTCTTTAGTTTCTTTAGTTTCTTGTGCTTTTGCAACATCGATACCTCCTTGTAAATAAGCGACAAAGCCACTAACTAATTCAAGTGCTCCCATCTCTTCTAAGAACTTTGATAATTCTATTTCGTAGACTTCTGTTGCAAGTCCTTCAGTAAATGCTAAATACTCAGTCCACATCATAAGTAACATATCATTACTTACATTATGGCAAAGCTTGTACATCTCTTCCGAAGGTTGTGCGTTGACCCAACCCGCTCTAGCGATGAATGCGTCATAGTTCTGTTGTTGTTGTGTGTTTTCCATAGCTTATATATTTCTCTTTTTTCGTAGCTCATAAACTAGACACTCAATGTCTGCGTCTATATCTTCTGATTCTTCTGACTCAATGCGTTCTAATAACCAAGACGCAAATGAACCTGGGAAGTCGTCAGCCGCTTCTCCCCACCATAATTCTAATTGTTCAAAATGTGATTCCATATTCTTGTTTTGTTTATAGTTATACACTAGTAGTATGTATTTGTTTCACTTTAGTACTCGATACGTGAGAAGTCGTCATAACAATCTCTCACTTTAGTAAGTATTCTTCTTACTTTACCATTAGCCTCAGTCTCGTAATGGATGGTTATGAGACCTTCTCTTACCATATCTTTTAGTAGACGTGTTAGTTTTACTTCTTTATTATTGAGTAGCTCATACAACCTCCAGTTTTGTGGATTATTGTTGTACGAGATACTATCAATAACTTTTTGTTTGTAGTGGATTAGACTCATTATGTGTTTACAATAGGAATAAATAAAAGAAGTGTCCATGCGCATTCCAAGAATCAACTGAATCTTGATAAACTTCGTACCAATCATTATCAGTCTCTTCCCATAAACCAGCATCTAATGTTAGTTTACATAAAGCCTCATAGATATAATCATCATCTATAACCTCACCTAATTCAATAGCTTCGTCGGCCATACATTGAAGGTTATGCATAATTTCATTGATGTCTAAAGCGATTACCATTTTGTTTGTTGTCTGTTTCATTTTGTTTGTTTTATTTGTTTGTTGTTATTAGATACTACTAATATAACACTTTTTTTTGAGATAAAAAAATATTTTAGCAACTTTTTTCAAATTATTTTTGCAAAAGGTATTGTAATTGATCAATGATACCCTCCATAGCTTCTACCAATTCAGCACCTTCGTAGTCGTGGTGAATGTAGTTGATGTCATTCGTCAGACCGTCTAACTCATAGTATTCGTCTGAGTAGTCATCAGCTTCTTCCATTACATCCATTTTAGCATGGGCAAGAGATTCCATTTCATTTAGTTTGTTTTCCAGGGTTTCGATGTTCATTTCTTGATTTTTCATTTTTGTTTAGTTTAGTGAGGTAGTAACCTCCATTTGTATACTACTAATATAACACTTTTATTTGACATACGACAATATATTGCGGTTTATTTTGTTATTTATAGTCACTATAGATAAGCCTCCCGTGTGTGTACGTGTGTACGTATTCTATATTATATACAACTTTTGCTAAACTATTTTCAAATTATTTTCAATTGAATGAAACAAAAAGACTAAACTAGCATATAAGTAATGTCTTTACGTCTCAAAGGTGAATTGTGTGGGCAGATGAGCTCTCAAACCTAACTTATGTCATCCAAGCACAAGTGTATATCTTATTATGTTCAAGGCACATTCAGTGTCTAAAGTATAACAACTAAAAATAAATAATTAGTACATGACAGCAACAAATGCAATTACAAAGATTCGTGTTCTATTAGGCGTTGAAGAAGAAGTTGTAGCAATCGCTATGGCATCTGAGAAACTAGTTGATGGTACAGAAGTAAAGGTTGAAGGAGAATTAGAGGCTGGAAAGGCTTTAGTTGTCGTGACTGCAGAAGGTGATATACCAGCTCCCGCTGGAAAACACATGACAGAGTCAAACAAGCTTATCACTGTAGACGAAGCTGGTGTTATTACTCAAATCGAAGAAGTTACTGAAGAAGCTACTGAAGAAGTAGAAGAAGAAGTAAAAGTTGAGATGGAAGAGGAAGTAACCGTTGAAGTAGAAAACGAAGAGGAAGAAAAAGTAGAAGTAGAGATGGAAGAAGAAATGATCGTAAAGATCGTGGAAGCTATGAAGCCTTACTTTGAAGAGATCAAAGAGCTAAAGGAAAAGGTTGTAGAGATGGAAGGAAACTTCTCTAAATTCTCTAAAGAACCTGCTACTAAGCCAATCAAGAAAGCTGAAGCATTCGCAGCAAACAAATTCGATGCAATTGAAAGAATCCAAAAGATTCGCAAATCTAAATAACCAAAATAAACATTAGAACATTATGAGCTACAATTTAGCAAATTTACAAACTATGTCAGATGAACTATCTTTTGAATTGATTTCAAAGGCAGTTTTACAGACTTCTGTGATGGAATACGCACAGATCCGTTCAGGATTGAAATTCGGAACGACAACTATCAATTTATTAGATGCAGATATCGCTGTAGCTGATAGAGCTTGTGGTTGGAACGCAGCAGGAAATCTTACTTATTCACAAGTAGATATCGACATGCAAGAAAAACAAACAAAACAAGCATTATGCCCAACTGATCTTCGCGATTATTATTTAGCTAGCAGATTATCTGCTTCAGCTCACGCAGAAGAAATTCCATTTGAAGAGGTTACTGCAAACTTATTCGTAGAGAAAATCCGTAACTGGAATGAGAACTACTTAGGTTCTGAAATCCTTACTGATGTAACTGTTGCAAACGGTGCTGTCACTTCAGGTCAAACTACTGCATCTATCGCTTCAACTATCGTTGCAGACGTTATGGACCTAATTGACGCTGTACCATCTTCTGTATTAGACAGAGATGACTTAGGTGTTATCATGGCGCCTTCTTACTACAACATGTTGAGAAGAGCATTGATTTCACAAAACTTATTCCACTTCAACCCAGCGGATACTAACTCAAACACAGAATTAGTAATGCCAGGTACTGATTTCAAAGTAATCAAATCATCAGGTTTCTCTGCTTCTGCTACTTATCCAGCAGTTACAGGTGATTCTTTCGTTGCAGGTCCTTTGAAAGATATCGTAGTAGGAGTTGGTTTAGAAGATGACTTCGATTCACTAAATATTTTCTATTCTGCCGATAACGACGAAGTTCGTGTCATGGGCGCATGGAGGATCGGTTTAGGAATCGTGGATGTTACTAAATTCGCAAAGAACGGTACATTATAATATAAAAATAATCTAAAAAAAACACCAAAGAATTATGAGTTGTAGTATAACATCAGGCCTAACACTAGGCTGTAAAGATTCACAGGGTGGTTTAGAGTATTTGTATATTGCTGATTTACCGACATACGATACTATTACCACTGATGTGGACGGGAAAATCGTTTCATTAGACGCTGCTGGCGCGCCAGTTACAATCACTTTTTATAAATATGAAGTTCCGAAGCAGAGTTCAAGCTTTACAGAAACTATAAATGCAGATAACACTGCGGGCACAGTTTTCTATCAGCAGGACGCTCTTATGGTCTTCAATAAAATGGAAAGTGTAAAGCGTGATCAGATCAAATTGCTAGCGCAGAATCCAAAACTTTTAGTAGTCATCAAAGATGGCAATTCGAAGTTCTGGAGTGTAGGCGTAACTCGCGGAGCAGAACTTACAGCAGGTTCAGTTGCAACAGGTACAAACTACGGAGATCGCAACGGGGGAGAACTTACCCTTACGGGGCTTGAACCCGATCCATCATATGAGTGCGACGCTGCATTCGTTGGAGAGTAAGTTATTACTCTTCCAGACTTAGGTCTGCCTATATATGTAAGAGAGGTAATCAGAAATGGTTACCTCTTTTTTTGTGTAATTACAACTACAGTCAGAAGTATATCTTATATTGATACAAATAAATCTAGATAAATACTATATGACATTATATTTTAGAGACAATACAGAAGGCACAGCTTTGAGAACTAGAGTAGCAGTAGATGGTGATCTAAGCGGCGTGACCGCAGCTACACCAAATGGTTATGTTACTTATAGACTACAACTAACAAGTAGATACACTAATAGATCAATCGATAATGACACCAGCTCTTGGTTATTACCAATTGAATTACAATTATCAAATGAAAGATACTCAGAGTTCAATGTTCAACCTTATTTAGGTGCAGGAAGTACTGTAGAACTTGGACTTTACACTGGTTTATATGACTATGAAATATGGGGTAGTGAATTAGATATTGATTGGACATCAGAAAACTTTGATGAAGGTCAATGGTCTCTACTACAGAATGGTCAAACTAAAATAAAATCAACAACGACGGTAGATATGCAAAGAGGTTCTGATGAAGCAATCACAGTCAAATATAAGACTGAACCTAACACAGCAAAATCATACGTAATATACAAATAATAATATGCAGCAACGATACGCGTTCAACTCAAGGTCATTCGAAGCAATTCAATTACCAGCGATACAAGAGAAAAAAGGTAAAGATTGGATAGATTTTGGTTCTAACAACTTATACCCAGATTTACTAATAGAGTTATTCAACAACTCAGCAATGCACCACACAGCAATCGAAGCTAAAGTAGATGCAGTAACTGGTGAAGGTTTTCAACATTTTGGTGATGACGTCATCAATTCAAAAGGAGAAACTATTGACGAAGTCTTTGAAAAGATTTCAACGGACTATGTTCTCTTTGGAGGTTATAGTTTGAATGTAGTATGGTCGAGAGACGGAAGTACTATAGCAGAAGTATTTCATCTTCCTTTCAACAATGTAAGAAGTGGTGTAATGAATGATGAAGAAGAAGTAGAACACTATTACTACTCATCAAACTGGCAGCAACATAGAAAATATAAACCCGTAGCATACAAAGCATATTCACCAACAGATAATAAAGGTGAAGACGCTAATCAAGTTTACTATTGTTTTGATTATACTGTAGGTGCATTTTACTATCCTTTACCTGCTTATGTAGGTGCTATAAACTCGATAGATACTGATGCTAGAGTCAGTCGATTCCACCGCTCGAATTTACAACAGGGATTAGCTCCTTCTATGATGCTAACTTTCAAAAATGGTATACCAACTCCCGACGAGCAAACAGCGATTTGGCGAGACATAGAGTCCACATTTGCGGGAGAAGATAACGCGGGGAAATTCTTCGTAAACTTCTCAGAACCAGGAAGAGAACCAGATTTACAAGCAATAGAGAACGCAAACGATGACTACTATATCACGCTTTCTGCTAGACTTTCACAAGATATATTGACTAGTCACAGGATATCGAGTCCACTTTTGTTAGGTATAAAAGATGCTGCAGGTTTCTCAAATAATGCAGATGAAATACAAGTAGCATATAACCACTTTATGGGAACTGTTATTGTACCTATGCAAAAGAAATTAGTAAAATCATTTAGTAAGATTATCAACCAAACAGGTAGAACAGTCAAACTAGAAGTTATACCAGCAGAGATCTTATATACAGTAAATGTTGACGGTGCTCCGCAAGACATAATCACACCAAACGAAACACAAGACTAATATGACAACTCTCTTTATCACAGAAGACAAGCTCAAGAGCTTTACTGGAATCGACCAAAATGTAGATCCAGATCAACTTTACCCATACGTAATCCAAAGTCAGGATCTGTACGTACAATCCACATGTGGAACTAAGTTATACAATGCTTTGAAAGAATATGTAAATGATTACGTAACTAATCAGACACCTATCCCTACGGCATACAAGACACTCCTAGATGACTATGTAGCTAATATGGTAGTATACTATACTTACTATCTTGCATTACCACATATCAAATATAAGACTACTAATAAAGGACTTATGAGTGGAACATCTGAAGTTGGAGAATCTATAGCATTAGAAGAAGTACAATTCTTGATGAATCAAGTAAATTCTACTGCACAGTTTTACAATGAAAGACTAAGAGACTTTTTAGTTGCTTATCAAGAAGATTATCCAGAATATCAATCATATACCAATAAAGATGGTATGGCACCAAGAAGAGGAACATCTTACTATACTGGATTAGCAATGCCCGGAACAAACCTAAATAAATACTGTGATGACTGCGACAACTCAGAAGGCCGAATCAATATCCCACTCTACTAAGAGTACTAAAGAAAACATAAAGAAGTTATCACAATACTTCTCAAAACAAAATCAAAACAATGAGCAAAGGAACAATAGATAGATTCATCGAAAGATACTCAAGCAGAAAACTAATGGTTTTTGCAATTGCTACCTTACTAACTTTATTTGGTGATGTAACATCATCTGATTGGGTTACGATAAGTGCAATCTACATTGGCGGACAGACAATTATAGATGCTGTCGCAAAACTAAAACAATCGAACTAATAAGTATATCTTATACTGTAAATAACACACACAATAAATCATGGGACTACAAAATAGAGAATCAAGTTACATTCAAGCTGCTTCAGACAGATTAGACACAGCATTACCACAAAACATATTCGCAGTTACTCCAAGTGCTACAGCATTTGAAGAATCTGCATTGTATATAGATGCGGATGACACACTAACCGTTGAAACAGGTGGAGGACAAACAGTTACTATTGCATTTACTGCAGGATTTTTACCAATCAGAGTAGTAAAAGTAACAGCACAAACAGCAACAGCAAACATATTTAGACTATACTAAATGGGAACACTAACAGGAAAACAAATTGATAATACCTATGATGGTCTTATCAAGACAGACGACGAACAACCAATCAACGCAACTCCAAAAAGATTGCAAGATGGTTTAGGAAACGATTTACCTGTGAAAGTAGGAACAGCAGGTATGGTATACGACGGTGCACAGGATTTTACTAATGCTACCGTAACAGGTATATCAGCAACAGACACAACATATACCTTAGGAGTAGAAGAAAGTGTACCAGATGGTATAATAACACTTACAGCAAGCGATGGTTCACCAGCACAAGAAATAGTATTACAAGCAAATGGTAATATTTCAATGGACGTTACAGCAATTGCTAACGAATTAGATGTTACTGTTGAACCATATACTATCAATTCTGCACAAGACGGAACAGATGTAGATATAACTTTAGATAGAACTTCTGCTCAATCAAACGTTACATTACAAGCAGGTACTAATATTACTCTTACAAACACAGGTAACAATATTACTATTGATGCCGCTGGAGGCGCTAGTACAACATACGAATTAGGTGCTGTAGATAATGGAGTCAATGCGGATCTAAAACTAGTACCAAATACAGGAGTTACTACTACTGTGTCATTTACACCAGGTGCTAATATCGGCTTAGATGTTGTAAATGGTGATATTCAAATCGATGCAGATAATACTACTTATGATTATGGTGCCGTAGGCGCTGCAGGTAATATAAACTTTGCACTAACAGGATCAGATACAACAAATGATGTTGTGACTATGCAAGCTGGTACAAACATCACACTAACAGATAATGGTAGTAATACATTTACTATCGATGCTGCTGGAGGTGGAAGTTCGGGTAAATCTATTGTAATCACAACAGGTGTTGTAAATGCATGGGTTGGACCTGCAGGGCAAGATACTATTGTTGCACAAGTACTTATTCCAGCTAACACTATTACAGGAGCGGCAACTATTGAGTTTCGCTCACCAGTTTCAGATAATGGTAATAACCAATTCAATTATTCTTCATTACAAATTGCACCTACACCAGGAGACTTTAGTTTTATAAACCTATTAGGTAGACAAGCTCCAAGTGGATCACCAGAACATTTTACTTGGTATAGAAGCATTATGGTTGGAGCTAATGGTACCGCATACTACATAGACCAAAACAGTTATTTTTGGCCACAACAAACTGTAGACCCTGTAAATCAAATTCCAATGGATTGGACTATCGACCAATACTTTACAATTAGTGTTTGGTGTGATGACCCTGGCGCATCATGGGAAGCTTACTCTCCATCACTAACAATAACAAACGTATAATATGAATAAAGTAACTATAGGTTGTGTAATATACACATACAAGAAAGATGGTACTGTAACAAGAACAATTGACGAAGCTAAAAAGGCTGCAATCATTGCAAAACATCTAGAAGACGACAAATAATGATAGCAAATCTAATATCAATAACAAGAACGCTCGGAAGAGCAGCTATTACTCCCATTGTATATGTGTGGAATCTTATAGAAACACTATGGGAAAACAGAGATACAAACTGGGAAGACGAATAATATAACAATATAAAAACTCATGAGTACACTAACAGGAACTAAAATAAAAGACACATATCCTGGTCTTATCAAGATCGAGGATAATGGAGCAGTAGATCCTACTGTTTTACAAACACTAACAGACGGAACTGGTGGAACACTACCACTTTCAGTCTCACAAGTAGAAACTAAATTCACAAGCGGATCTCTAGTAGATTTCACAGGAGTTACAGTAACCGGTTTACCAGGAGGTGCTGGTTTAGTAGCAGGTATTGGTACTAATTCATTGAAATCTGCAGATAGTTTAGCTGCTGTAGCAAATGTATCTTCAGGTGAAAAATCTATAGCTATAGGTAATGATAATGAAGCAGACGATTATTATGGGATTGCAATTGGTAACGAA